CAACTTTGTTTCGGGCTTCATTTCTTGCCTGGCGAAGTTCAGCAGAAATCACTTTGTTAAAGCCCTTGACGGCATCTTCATCAAATTTCTTCAATGCCGTCAAGGTTTCTTTAACACCAATCAAGATAATTGCTTTTTCAGCCATTATTTACTCCGCGCTTTGTTGCGTTCTTTAATGTAGGCAACGATTGCTTCCAAGACACCATCAGGGGCATCAAGTAAAGCCGTTGGAGATAAGCCCGACTCCACCGAAATTGCTGCTATTGAATAAGTCAGGCTATCTCGGTGGATTCGGAATTTGGGTCTGTAACAATCTCAACTGAAACTAATTCATCAAGAAAACCGTTACCAAATGGCTTCACAACTTTACCGCTTGCGGCAAGAGCTGCGTGTCCAAGGTAATAGATGTGTTCTAGTTTTTGTTCCTCGCTGAGCAGCTTAGCAAATCCTTTGCCAAACTTTTGCTCAAACCCAACGATGATTCGGGGAGTCAGCGAAAAGACTCCCTCGAAACCATCGGTTGTTTTAACCTTTATTGATAATCCATCCATTTATTTTCCCCCTTGTTTGATTAGGATGTTGCTTTTGTGATTGCGCCTGAAATTGGCCAAGTAACTGAAGCGGTGGCAAGTTCGCCAACGCCACCGTTAAGTGGTGTCCATTCTGAGATTAAAACTGAGAATGTGTATGAAGGATTTGTTGGGCTTACTGCTCCATTGACAGGTTTGACAACGCAATTCACGGCTGTTCCAAGCAAAGGATAAATTACTTGTTCAACGCTTGATGTTGCAAAATCCTGATGGAATTCAAAAGTCGCAGAATTATCAGCTAAGCCAGCAACACGCTTTTTTGCTGTATCGCCAAAACTTGTGGTTTCAACGATGTCAAAGCTAGTTGAAAGACTTATGTTACTGATGTGGTCACTCAAATCTGAGTTTGTACCGAATACAACTTGTGCGTTTGTTAAGACTAATCTTGCCATTTTATGCGGTTGCCTTTGTGATCGCGCCTGAGATAGGCCAAGTTACGGATGCTGTTGCGAGTTCACCAACTCCACCGTTAAGTGGTGTCCATTCAGAAACAAGTGCTGTGAAAGAATATGAAGGTGATGTTGCACTTACGGTTGAAGTTGGTGAGACCACTATTGTAGTGGTATTTCCCAAAAGTGGGTAAATGGTTGCTTCAACATTTGAAGTTGCGAAGTCTTGGTGAAATTCTAAAGTCACGGAATTATCTTGCAAGCCGGCAACGCGGGTCTTTGCCGCTGTTGAAGAAAATGCTGATGTTTCAATGACATCATCTGATCTTGAAAGTGAAACTGAAGAAATATGATCGCTCAAATTGACTCCATTTACTGTCACCTTCGCATCTGTTAATACGATTCTTGCCATTTATTTGGCTCCTTCTTGAGTTGTTACTGGCTTGATTGACGGTGTTGAATCTGATTTAATATGTAAACCTTCAACAAGTGCATCAATGTTCACACCTGCTTCAAGTAGTTCCTTTTCGGTGAAAGTGTCACCCTTGCTTTTTCCGCAAACCTCTAAATCTGAGGTTATTGTGTAGCTCATTTGTTTCTCCTTATCCCCAAATTGTGAGGCGGTAGCGGTAACTTAAATAAAGATTGCCTTGCGAATCATAAGTTCCTGATTCGGCGCTTAATACTCGCAAAGTTTGAACTGCGCCCCCCAATGTGCGATCACCTTCAAGGGCGGCCTTAATTGAACCTGCACCCGAACCTGCCAAGTAAGCATCTAGCTTGTCTTGACCCGAACGGGCATCAAAGCGTTGCACAATCACATAAATATCAACATTGGCTTGGTCTAAACCTCGCGCATTGTCAATATCAAATGTGAAATCTAATTGCCCCACGATTGCGCAGGGTGGCGTTGGCACCTCAGGTATCAAGTCAAAGGCGCGAAGCCCTGTAATGGTCTGTAAACGGGTTTTAAGCCCATCTCTGACGGTGCTTGGATTCATTTAGCAATACCATTCTGCTTGCGGAATGGGCGAACTAATGCCTCAACATCGGCATCCAATTTAGCTGAAAGTCGAACGGTGCCAAGGTCGGGAGTGCCAGCAATTCCGAATGGTGATTGACGGCGCACAAAGAGGCGGGAAGCCTGAATTAGCGTTGCCATATTGATCTCCGCAGGTGTAGCTGACCATCCCCAAACGCCTTGAACGCGTACTGCTTGAGGTAAGAAGTAGGGGAAAACATAACTTCCAACCGCCAAAATGCGTGAGTAAGGCCAACCTCGGCGGGGATTATTGACAGGTTCGGTCAAGAAATCGCCTGTTGTCCAAACGCTTTCATAAGTTTGGTTGAAATTGTCATCTGTTGCGATTTGGCTAATGCTGACAAAATCATCAACAGGCAAAATGTAAGCATCTTCGGGTGTGTAGTAACGATAAACAGGCGCTTGAGTTGTTCCATCTTTGTAAAAGAAACGCCCTGTGTAATCGTCAATCATTCGACTTGCTGAGGTAACGGCAGCCTCAAGCGGGGTGTCATCAACTGAGTCGGTAATGGCAAGAGATGCCTTTAACTCGGCAAGGGTGCAGTAGCCGTTAGTTATTGCCACGAATGATTCTCTTTTCTGCTTTAGGCAGCATCGCCCTTTCTAAATCAGGGGCAGCCGTTGCGGTTTCTTTTGGCTTGCGAGCTAATCGCAAAATTCTTTTTAATCTTTCCATAATTGGTGGTGCCGTTCATCTAACCAATAAGACTTTTGATGCGGCAAAATTGCTCCCGTGTTTACATAAATTGGGAAACCTAATGCTCTAATTCTACGGCAAAAAAGTAAATCTTCACCAATCCAATTTCCATCAACGGGGCCATCCCAAAACCAACACCAATCAGGGCCTTGGTTTTTGTCTGCGGTTTCACGCATTTTTTCTAACACGCTGCGGTGGATAAGCAAGCAACCTGTTCCCGCAGCATCAATTTCAAAAACTGAATTCTTATCGTACTTATACAAAGGCAAAAAGCCTTCGGGTGCATCTTGGAAGATAGCAGGCACCGGTTTTGGATACGGTGCGCCTTCAATTCCAAATCCTGCAAAAACTAAACCTGCCACAACGGGGCGTTCTTTATCGTGGGCAGTTTCAAGCAATTTATCAAATGCTTCAACTGATAATTGTTCATCGCTGTCAATTAGCAATAACCAATCAGACTTTGTGCCATCTAAGAATTGCTTTACAACGCGGTTGCGTTGTTTTGACAATAACCCTGAACCTTTAACGCGAACGAATGGGCCAAGTCTTGCTGATCTTGCTTGCGCTAATTGAATGAGGCGATAAGCAAAAGCACCATTGACGGTGCCAGGGTCGCAACTACCGATTGAAACTTTGTGAGCTGATTTCATAGATTCCCCCGAATCTGTTTTGGGAAGTGTTGAAGGGGCAAGTCGGGGGAGTCTTGCCCCTTCAACACAATCAAGAAACCTTCAAATTAGAAGGTTGGTGCTACCAATCCGGTTCCAGAAATTATGCTGGCCGCTAATGGGTATCTTTCTGCTGAGAAGGCTGCATAGCCGTAAACAACTGACTTAACTGTGAGATTGCCTGCTCCAGTAGCATCGAAAGACAATGCGAATGGTGAGCCAGGTTGTTCCCAAAGGTGCATTTCAGGTGCAGCAACGCAATAGATTTCATCTTGGTTTGTTGAAGCGCCGTATGTTGTACCAACTGAAGCATCTGTGATGATTGGAAGTCCAAGCATCTGATAGCCGCTGTTACCATAACCTGCAACGCCTGCGCCTGTACCAATTGCGTTCATTGGGCCACCCGCAGCAGGAACTACTAATGGGCGGTTTGAACCATCAACGGCAGCAAGCAAGAAAGCAAGGCGGCGTGGGTGCATAATGAAGTGAGTTGGTGTTGTGAATGTGTTTGCCTGAACTTGCTGAATTGCATCAGCTAGTTTTGGATAAAGCAAGGCAACTGTTGGTGTTGTTGCTGTGAATGTGATGGCATTTCCACCTGAGTTGCGGATTCCCTTGATTGTGCCTGCTGTGCCTGCACCATTAAGAATCTGAGCATCAAGTGTTGTGTGCCAAGAACGGATTAGGTCGGCAACAATGAAAGCATCAATGCCTGTTCCGCGCTCGATAGCCTGCTTTGAAATATCTTGCTGACCTGCAATTGTGCGCACATTGATTGTCAATAGTGTGTCATCTGCATCTGTTTCTGAAACTGCATCATTCTGTGTGACCTGTACGGCTGTTGAAGTTCCTGTTGTCATACGGGAAATGTTCAGGGTCATTCCGGCTGCTGGCAGGGTGTGCTTGCTTGTTGCGAAATCCGCTGTTGGGCGGCCTGCGCGAGCAAGTGGTGCTGCTAGATCAACAAGGTATTGTGGAATAACAAGACCATCAAATTGAGCTGTTCCGACATCGCGGCGCTCAATTGATTCTTCGCGCATATGGCGAGCAAGGCGCTCATTAGCTGCGAAATCTCCGCGTGAAGATGCTGCGAAAGCATCCTTTACGAATGAAACCTCAGCCTCAGGTGAGTATGTGCGAGCTTCGCGTGTAACTGTTGCGCCACCCTTAGGTGTAACAACTGCTGCAACTGATGCGCGAACTTCAGATGCCTTAGCATCTGCAACTGCTTGAGTGTTGAACTTTTCAATCTTTGTATCTAGTGAGCGTGATTCTTCAACCAAGGCATCAACCTTTTCGGTTTCCTCGGCGGTTAAGTCTGTGCGTTCTTCAGCGGCAACCGCTTCAAGAACTGCATCTAGTTCAGCCTTAACTGCATCACGGCGCTCAATTACTTTGTCAAGAAATGACATTTGTTTTGCTCCTTATGAGTTTGTTGGAAAATTTGAGGTGGTGGCGATAGTTTCACGGCGCTTTGAGGGTGTGAGGTCGCTCCGACTTCATCTGCTGATTGTTCAGCAGAAACTTATTTTGTGTTGTTTACAATTGCCTTAGCAAGGCGAAGTGAGATTTTGCGAGCTGAATTTTC